CAATGGGCGGACGCCATTCGAAACGGGACCGTCTAGTAGCAAGTCGAAGCCCGCTCCTCGTGCGTGTGAGGGGCGGGCTTCTTTGTGCCCGAAGTGCGTGTTTCGGGCGATTATGGGTTGTTTTTTGGGGTTTTCGCGGCGTAGAAGGAGAAGGCCGGTTGTTTTACGCGGTTCGCCGTTCCGCGAGTTCGAGGACGTCGACGGGTGCGAGGTCGAGTGTCCGGCAGATTGACTGGAACTCACCGATGGTGACGGGCGATTCCATGGCGAGGATCTTGCGGAGGCGTCCGCGTGTGATCCCCGCGTAGTCGGCGAGTGAGCGCACGCTCATGCTGACGGCGCTCATGCGCCGCGTGACTTGTCCAACAATATCTTCCTCGACGGAGGAAGTTTCCAGCCGCTTCGTTCCCATACCCTCAGTGAATCATATCTGAGTCGGATACACAATGGGTTGCGTTACCCATATCAGATCTGATACACTCTTGTGCGCAAGGCGGGCTCAATTGAGCCCACCACTCACCACAACAGAAAGGAGGCTCAATGAGTATCGCGAGCGAAATCCGTGCCGAAATGGCCCGGAAAAAGCTCACCGTCGCCGAGCTGGCGGATAGCGCGGGCATCTCCCGCGCGTCCCTCAGCCGCAAGCTCCACGAGCACACCGAACTCACTCTCGCCGAGCTTGTGCGGATTGCGTACATCCTCGGCACCACCGCATCGGATCTCATGCGCCGTACCGAGATTGGGGAAGCGGCATGAGAGCCAGGGAAGAAGCCGCCGCCTACGCTGGCCGCGCCTGGCTCGAAATGAGCAGGAGTGACCGCCGCCGGGCCGTGAGGCTCATGCGCCGGATCCGCGCCAACAAAGCGGCGCGGCAGCTCAGGCCCGGTTGCAAGGGACCGTCGACGTTCCTGCAATCCGCGCATTGGCGGCTCCTGGTCAAGTTTTTCGACCTCATTGAAAAGAACGAGCGGCGACTCTATACGTCCCGGGAAGCTCGGGAAACCGCCGAAAAATGCGCGTACATCTACCACACGCAAGCCAACAAGAAAGGAAAACCGGAATGAAATACAGAGACAAGGCCGCCAGCGTTGCTGGCACCGTGTGGGACGAGCTGACGCCTGAAGAGCGGCGTCAAGCCATCCGGCTCACACGGCGCGCCGCGCACGCTAAGAAGGCGGGGAAGCTTGCCCTCAAACTTGGGGCGAGCAAGCGGGCCGTAAAAGCCGGTCTGCGCGGCGTTTCCGCGCTGATCGACCGGCAGAAGATCTACCTTGCTGCCGCAAAGCGGGTAAAAGTCCGCGCTACGGCAGAGCTCGCCATCCTGCTCTTCCTGGAGGCTAAAAGACTCCGTGAGGAAGGGGAGCAGGATGCGTGAGACGCCGGACGAGAAGCTGCGGTTGGCGGAGAACCGCCGCCGTATGCGGCAAATTGACGCCCAAATGGACGTCGTTCGCGCGAAGATCGCGCCGGACCTCGCCGAGCTGGACCGGCTCACCAACGTGAAGGGAGAGCTCGTCCGGGAGAACGCGCGCATCCAGTGCGCGGCCGCCGCCAGGATCGCACGCCGTATCAACGAGCGTGCACTCGCGGCTAAAAACAACGCCCCCGCCGCCGATGACGGCGACGAGGGCAGAAAGGAAAACGAAAATGGGAACTGAAGTGACCCGTTTTCAGTATGAGGGTACCACAGTCCGTACTCTCAACGTCGACGGCGAGCCGTGGTTCGTCGCCGCCGACGTCGCCCAGATCCTCGGCTATAGGAAAGCGTCAGACATGACGCGGATCCTCGAAGATGACGAAAAGGGGGCGCAAATCGTGCGTACCCTTGGCGGCGATCAGGAGGTCACCGTCGTCTCCGAGCCGGGCCTGTATCGGCTGATCGTCCAGCGTCAGGCGGGGTACGTCAGCGACGCTGGGAAGCGGGAGTACGTGCGGCGCTTTCAGCGTTGGGTGACGCACGACGTGTTGCCGCAGATCCGGCGGACGGGCGGCTACCAGTCCACGCCGGAGCTTTCCGGGCCGGAGCTAATGGCAAAAGCACTGCTGGAAGCGCAGGCTACACTCGAAGCCCGCGCCGAGCAGATCGCCGCCCTTGAGCAGAAGGCCGAGTACGTCGACTGCTTCGTCGTCGCCGACGACCTCCGCACCGTGCGGAACGTCGCGAAGTCCCTCGGGATCCGCGAATCGATCCTCCGCCAGGCGCTCCTTGATCACGGCTGGATCTACGTCGAAAAGCGGACGTACGGGCCTAATGAGGATGGCGTCTACCGGCTCCGCCGACGCTACTCGGCCTACGCCGACAAGACCGCGTATTTTGTCCCGATCCCGGCGCATGAGGCCCCGAAATTCGGCGACGAAGTTGACCACACGCTGAAGGTCACCCCGGTTGGGGCGGCGGCTATCGCCCGCGCGGCCCGCCGCTGGGGCTTGATCGACGACGACGCGGAGATCGAGGGGGAGGCGGCCTAATGCGCCCCGATGACGCCCTTATCTACATCTCTGCACGGATTCAGGATGATCTGCGCCGCGCTGCTGCGGAGTGTAACCCATACGAGCTGTTTTCGATCATGTACGCGCTCTCGCGCGACGTCGACGAGGTGATCACCGATCGCCTCGAGGCCGCCTACGGGGAATTCTTCGCGACGGACGTCTACCTCGACGGGACGCCGGTACGGGTCACCGCCAAGTCTGGGATGCTCAACCGGGCCGTGAATCGGATCCGCAAGCCTGGGGATCCGCAGGGGCTCTCCGACGCTGAGAAAGCATGGCTCGAAGGAAAGGACCTCGAAAAATGACCACTACTACCCCTGCTGCGCCGCTTCTCATGACGGTTGCGGAATTCGCGAAGCTGCATGGGCTCAGCGAGTCGACGGTGCGCAAGTGTATCGCCGGCGACTCGGAGTCCTACCCGCCTCTCTCGGCCAAGCGGGCCGGGAACGGGCGCATTTACATCACCACTGAGCAGGCCGCCGAATGGCGAGCCTCGTTCCAAGACGCATAAGGAAAACGAAAATGAGCAAGTACATTATCACCTTCGGGCCGGATCACGCCGAGTTCTTCGGTTTCGAGGACTACCGGTCCTACGCCGTGATCAACGCCGACAACGCAGAGGAGGCGCGGAAGACTGCTTTCGCGACCTACGGGGATCGCTGGTGCAACCTGCACCCCGAGAATAAGGTCAATCTTTCCCGCTTCCCCGGCGGGCAGGTTTCCATCCTCGAGACCGTAGAGGAGGCATGACCATGGAGCGATTCAGGATCGCCTTCGTCCCGCCGACGGCGCGTATGCCGTACACGGTCTCACCTGACGGTTGGGTCGAGATCTGGGCCTCGTCGGAGGCGCACGCCCGCCGTATCGCCGAGAAATGGTTCGGGCCTGAGGGGTATTGGCACCTTCTCGGACCGGACGCCGACGAGGCTACACACCCGCTGGGCCGCGTCGGCTCCGCGTCGGCGTCGATGCTCTTGTGGGACGCCGACGAGCGTGGAAGGCAGGTCGCCGCATGAAAATCATCCTCTACCCCCTTGCCGGGGTTGCGGCGGCGACGTCGTTCGCCGTGCTGATCACTGCGGCCGCCGAGCAGGGCGGGCTGCTCGGGCTCGCCCTCGCGGCCGCGTCCGTCCTCACCCCCATCGTCATCGGCGGCGCGACAGCCGCCATCCTCGGAAAGGAAAACTGAAAATGATTACAGCCGTGCAGACAACGGCTGACGGGAAGGTATCGTTCCGGTTCGGAGCCGACGTTTTCCCGGTCACCAAGCGGGAGGCGGTGCGGCTCGCCGTCTCGGTCCTCTCCGCCGTCGGCGGCATCCCAGAAGCCGAAAACGACTCCCCCGACGGGATCCTGCTCACCTGGCTTCCCGGCTGCTACCAGCAGATTGGCTGGCGCGATGCCGAGGAGCTGTACCACCAGATCGGCGACGTGATCTGGGACGACCAAGGCGGCGACGCGGCGTGAGTGGAGATGTTTTCAAAATGTATTTCCCGATCGAGGACGAGATGCGGGAGTCCGCCGATCTGATCGGCGCGGCGAAGCGGCGTGCGATCGTCGACGCCGCCTCACGGGGGCTCTCCCCCATGGTACTCAAGGTGAAGGCGTTCATTAATCACGCTCATCGTCGCGTGGAAGTCACTGTCCCGTGCAGGATTTCCGCGCCGGACCTGTGGGGGAAACCGCTCCTTGAAAAGCTCCCCGTTGAGGGGAGGGTTGTCCTGTGACCGCACACGCGTTGAGCGGCGTGGAAGGCGTCGTCGAGAACATGCCGGACCGCGTGTACCACGCGGACAAGACCACGCTCTCCTCCTCGGGGGCGAGGTCGGTCCTCAAGTCCCCGGCGCTCTTCCGACACCAGCAGGACAATCCGGGTGCTTACAATCCGGTGTTCAACCTCGGGCACGCTGCTCACACGGCGATCCTTTCCGCCGGGGCGGATGTTCAACGGCTGGAATGGGATTCGTACCGGTCGAAGGACGCCCGCGCGGAGCGTGACTCGCTCCTCGATGCAGGGATTACCCCCCTGCTGCCGAAGGAATGGGAGCAGGTCGCGGACATGCATCTCGCGTGCCTTGACCATCCCGTGGTCGGCCCGCTGATCACGCGCACCGATCTCGTTCGGGAAGCGTCCCTGTTTTGGCAGGATGCCGCTACCGGCGTCCCGTGCAGGGCGCGCCCAGACCTCGCCACGGCGGACTGGTCGCTCCTGATCGACTACAAAACGACCGTGGACGCGAGCCCCGCCGGATTCGCGAAGTCCCTCGGCAACTTCTGGTACCACTGCCAGCAAGCATGGTACATGGACGCAGTGAAGCACTTCACCGGGCGCGACCCGGCCTTCGTCTTCATCGCGCAAGAGAAAAATCCGCCCTACCTCGTCGGCGTCTACGTCGTGGACCAGACAGCGATCGAGCTCGCCGACGCAATGAATCGCAAAGCACGCCTCACCTGGAGGCGCTGCACCGAGACCGACGAATGGCCCGGCTACACGCCCGAGCCGACCGTCGTCCCCCTACCCGCCTGGTCAGAAAAGACCCTCACTGAGGAATACATCGACAATGAATAACCCAATCGTCCCGTCCGTCTCCGTCTCGCCGGTCGCCCGCGCGACCTCGCAGGCGACAACGATCGAGCAGACCCGCGCGATCGCCGACGTGCAGGCCGCCGCGCAGATGGCCCGCGCCTTTCCCCGCGACGAAGCCGCCGCCCTCGCCCGAGCCCTCGAAGAATGCTCGAAAATCGAGCTCGCCGAAAAAGCATTCTTCAATATCAAGCGCGGTGGCACGGTCACCGGCCCGACCGTCCACCTTGCCAAGCAGCTCGCCCGCGCCTGGGGGAACATCACATTCGGCCTAAAAGAGCTTCGCCGCGAGGCGGGCCAGTCCGAGATGGTCGCCTTCGCCTGGGATCTCGAAAGCAACATCCGCTCGGAGGCGACTTTCATCGTGGAACACCGCCGCCCCGGCGATAAAGCCAAAATGCTCAAATCCACCACAGAGATACAGGAGAACAATACTAGTATGGGCGCACGCCGCCTACGCGAAATGATCTTCGACGTCCTCCCGAAGAGCTTCACCGAGCAGGCCATGGCGAAATGCCACGAAACCCAACAGAAGGGCGGAAGCGAGAAGACCATCGCCGAGCGCCGCGCCGGAATGATCGCCGCCTTCGAAGAGCTCGGCGTGTCCAAAAAGAGGCTCGAAGACAAGATAGGCGCACCGTCCGCCGAATGGACACAGAAGGACATCGCCGATATGGCGATCGTCTACAACTCGATCAGGGAGGGCGAGGTCCGCGTCGACGAGGCCTTCCCCCGCACGCCGACTGTGACCGCCGCCGACCTCACCGGCGTCAACCCCAAAACCGGGGAGGTGACCGGCAAATGACCACCCTCCTCGACCTCATCCCGCCCGTCGAAGACTGGCAGGAAGGCGCGCTCTGCCGCCAGATCGGCACCTACCTCTTCTTCCCAGAGAAGGGCAAGTCCGCCACACCCGCACGGCGGGTCTGCGCCGAATGCCCAGTGTTCGACGAATGTCGTAAATACACGGACCGTATCGAGTCGAACATCCCGGACGTGAGCTTCATTCAAGGCGTCTTCGCTGGGGAGACCCCGCAGGAACGCCTCGACCGCCGCTGCGCCGAACGAAAGGATCTCGCCGCATGAAACCCTTCTACAGCGAAGAGCTCGCCGACGTCTACCACGGCGACTGCATCGACGTCATGCGGGAGCTGCCCGACGGCAGCGTCGACGCCGTGGTGACCGATCCGCCCTACGGGATTCGTTTCATGGGTGAGTCATGGGACGGTGCGGATATCGTGAAGCGCCAGGAGCGCGGGAAGGCGACCTCGCCGATGCCTGAGGGCGTCGGCGGCCCCAACGGCGGCTACCGTTCCCTCGCCGCCGAAGCCGGACGCTACAACCGCTCCATGAAAGCCTCCTTGGCGTTCATGGACTGGTGCAGGGAATGGGCCTTCGAGTGCTACCGGCTGCTCAAGCCGGGCGGTCACCTACTCGCTTTCGGCTCCCCGCGCTGCTACCACCAGCTCGGCATGGGGATTGAGCTCGCGGGCTTCGAGGTGAGGGATACGATCGCCTGGCTTTTCGGGCAGGGCTTCCCGAAAAGTCTCGACGTGGGTAAAGCGATCGACAAGCGCCTTGGCGCTACTCGTGAAAAGGTCGGTGAGCGGATAGTCCCGGATGCTACGAAATCGCGTCTGATGTTCGCTGGCATGACATCCGACGGGGAGGGGACGCCGACGCGCACCATTGACGTGACGGCGGATGCCACGCCCGAGGCGCGGGCGTGGCATGGCTGGGGGACGGCGCTCAAGCCTGCTTTCGAGCCGTGCGTGGTCGCCCGCAAGCCCATCACAGGCTCGGTAGCCGATAACGTCCTCGCCAACGGCGTCGGCGCGCTCAACATCGACGCGTCCAGGATCCATACGGAAGGCTCTGAGGGATGCGAATACAAGGTCAAACGGTTCAAGTCCGGCTCTGAGTTAGCGAAGACTAAGGGCAATTGGAGGCCCGACGACGGCGAAGAGTACGTGGGCAAGACCGCCGACGGCAGGTGGCCTACGAATGTCGCCCTCGACGTCGCGGCCGCCGACGAGCTTGACTCGCAAACCGGCGGTCTCTCCGACGCAAAACCGCACGCCCTTCGCCGCAGGGGGATCGGGTACGGATCCAGCTCAACCGGTGGCGACGTCGAACTTGGCTACGAAGACTCTGGCGGGGCGTCGCGGTTTTTCCCGGCGTTCCGGTACGAGGCGAAAGCCTCCAGCGCCGAGCGCCCGAAAGTCGACGGCGTCCAGCACCCGACCGTGAAACCGTTGGATCTCATGCGCTGGCTCGTCCGCTTAGTCGCCCCACAAGGAGCGACCATCCTCGAGCCCTTCGCCGGGTCCGGCACCACCATCGAGGCGTGCATCGCTGAGGGCATGCGCTGCATCGCAATCGAACGCGAGGAACAATACCTCCCGCTCATACTCGACCGCATCTCAAAACCGATCGACGTCCCCCTGCCGATCGGAATCTGAAAGGAAAACAAATGGGAAAGCCAATGAAACTCTATCTGTCCGGCCCCATGACGGGACGCCCAAACCACAACCGGGAAGCGTTCTACGAGGCCGAAGAAAAGCTTCGCGACTGCGGGTACGACGTCGTGAACCCCGCCCGGGCCGAGTTCGGCCCCGACGCGGACTGGATCACCTACATGCGTGCCGCGATGAGGCAGATCGCCGACGTCGACGCCGAGCTGCTAGACCAAATCGGGCAAAACCACATCACGAGAGGCTGGCTCGACGAGCTGCACGAAATATGGGACCGCGCAGCAGCCGAAGGCATAGTCTCCGACAATGAATGGATCCACCCGCTGACAATCCACCAGCGCGTAATCGCAGCGCTGGGAAGGACCAAGCGCGGCAAGGAGCTCTTCGTCAAGTCAGGCGTCGGCGGGTACGCGGGCACCATCCGCGGACCGGTCGGGCACTACCACCGGACGGAAGTCGCCCCGACGCCAAGGACGGACGGACGCCAGTGGAGAGTTGTGGAAGCCGTGTACCCCCTCACGTCCGAGGAGGTTCCCGACGATGACTCGTAATCGCAAGTCGGCGAAGAAGGCGGGCTCCAGCTTCGAGCGTCTTGTCGCGGACTATCTACGTGACGCCCTAGGGGACGACCGGATCGACCGGCGTCCCCGCCATGGGGCGAAAGACCGTGGCGACATCGGAGGTGCCCAGCACATGGGCGGACGCCTCGTCTTCGAATGCAAAAATACCACCCGTATCGAACTCGCCCGCTGGCTCGCCGAAGCCGAGACCGAGCGTGGAAACGACGACGCCCTTGCGGGGATCGTCGTCCACAAACGACGCGGCAAAACCGCACCGCAAGAACAATACGTCACCATGCGGCTAGGAGACCTAGCCGCCCTACTCACAGGAGACAGAGACAATGCCTAAATGCGACTACTGCGGAATCAGAGGCGACGCGTGCGTGGAGGACGACGACGGGACGTTCTGCATCTACTGCCGTACCCTCGCCCTAGAAATGCGGGGATACAACGTCCCGATGCCCGACGTCGAGGATATGCAGCGGTACGCGGAGAACTGGCAAGGCGAACCGAACTATTCGGGGATCCGCTGCGCCGCATTCCTCCGCCGCCGGGAAAACACGGGGAGGCGCTGACCATGACCAACCGAATCACCCCGCACGGCTGGCTCGGGAACCTCGAGCGCGACACCGTAGCCCGGGAGTGTGGCTTCTGCGGCGAGGAAATCCCTCCCCGCGCGTGGATGACCGTCTCCCGCCGCCAGCCCGACGACGGGCAATACAGGAAACCGCTGCGGGTGTGCATCGCATGCTCGGACGTGATCGCCTGGGCAGGCGAAGCCGGATGGGAGGAAGACGGGATCGTCGACCCGGAGATCGCCGACGGGTGGGCTCACTCCGTGCTCACACACCCCGTCACGCACCAGCACTATCGCTCACACTCGGCGGCCCGCGCATACCGGGAGCGCCGTGCCGAGAAAGCCGATAAAGAATGGAAGGCCAACCATGACGATTCTTGATTCTTGGCGACGCAAGTCGAGAGGGAAGGTACGGTGCTCGCTCTGCGGGACTACCATTTCGAAAGGAGTGGAGTACCTCGTCCAAAAAACCGTCGACGCCGGAACCCTCTGGGAAGACAAAACCTGCCCGGAATGCGAGGAGGCCCTCGCCCTCTACTGGCGTCGCAACCAGGACTACTACTTCTCCTGGGACGACTTCGAGAACGCGCACGTAGAGGAGGACTTCTACGACGCTCTTCAGCACCCATCTCCGGATCTCACGGTCCGGGACGCCCGGATCATGTGCGCCTACCTCTCACGCATCGGAACGGAGGAATATCGATGACTAGGCCGTACGCGAAGATCGACGTTCTGTGGGCTCAGTCTCCGAAATGGTTCGCCGTGGACGCCTACCTGAGAGAAGCTTTCCAGTCCGCCATGCCCGGCGCGACCAAAGCCGAAATGCAAACAGCAATGCAACTTGCATTGCAGAATGCAATGCACCTGCATTTGGTGAGCATCCTCTACTGTGCCCAAAATATGACCGACGGCACATTCTTGGTCGCAGCAGTCAAAGGCATAGGAAGGTGTGTATACGAGGAGTCCGTAGACGCACTATTCCATAGCGGACTCTGGGAGAACCTTCCCGGCGGACTGGCGCAAGTACACGACTATCTCGACTATCAGACATCCGCGAAAGCCCGGAAAGAAGCCTCCGAACGAGGCAGAAAAAAGGCTGAAAACAGATGGTCTCAAAAAAACTCCGATGCAGAATGCAATGCAAACAGCAATGCAAACTGCAATGGTAAGAATAAGAATAAGAATATATATGTAGTAGATACTGACGTATCTACTACGTTAAACGTTCAAGATTCGCCTTCGGAGCCGAAACCAGCCGAGACGCCCACACCCGAACCCGAGCCCGAACAACGCCCCGACGTCGACGCCGTGATCGACGCCTTCCAGGCATCCCTCACCGCCCGAGGCGTCAAACGCGGACGCGTAACCAAGACCTGGCGGGAAGCAGCCCGGCTCATGCTCGACCGCGACGGACGCACCGTCCCCGAGATCCAGGCCCTCTGCGAGTGGCTCGTCGAGGATGACTTCTGGCGCAAAAACGTGCTCGCCTTGCCCAAGCTTCGCCAGCGCTACGACCAGCTCCGCCTCGCCATGGAAGCCCCCCGCCGTCGCGCCGACGGGACAACAGCGCTCATGTCCCGAGGGCAACGCGCCGCCCTCGCAGACTTCCAGCGCTCCCGTGCCGAACGCCTCGCCCGCGAAGCAACCGCCCCCACCCAGCTGCTACTCGGCCCCGCAGGAGGCGACGCCGCATGAGCATCCTCGATCGCATCTGCACGCAAGCCGCCGCCGCCGGAATCGCCCCGACCGCGCCGATCGACGCCGAGGGCATGAGCGTGATCCTCACGAAAGCCGAAAACCTCGGGCTTCTCGTCTACCGGCCCGGCATGCACGAGGACTGGCTGGACTCGCTCAAGCTCTGGGTGCATGAGCATCACGAGGCCCCATGGACCTTCCAAGCCGTCGCCGCGGCCGTCCTCCAGCTCAGCGTCGACGCCGAGCAAGGCTTCATCCGGCCCCGGCAGCTGTGGACCGCCGTCGCCGCCTGGCAGCGCCGCAACCTCAAAGCCGCCCTCAAGGGCTCCCACGGCCCCGAGATCCCGCCCGAGCTCGGCGGGAACGTCAGAGCCGAGCTCGCCTACCGGCAAGCCTGGACCCGCGCCGCCGCCACCACCGGCAACCGCGACCAAGCCACCACCACCGCACGCAAAACCGCCGGGCTCCCAGCAGCCGCCCCCCAGCTTCAAACCGCACCGGCCCCCGCCGGAATCACCACCCGCCTAGCCCAGCTAGGCACCAACCTCACGAAGGAGAACACCAAATGACCGCGACCGTCACCGTCACCGGCAACGTCGGGCAAGACCCCGAAATCCGGTACACGCAGACCGGCAAAGCCGTATGCACGCTCAGCGTCGCCGCAACCCCCCGCAAGCAAACCCCCGCCGGGGACTGGGACGACGACGGCGAGCCCCTGTGGCTCCGCGCCGACTTCTGGGAGCGCGACGCCGAGACCGTCGCCGACGCCGTACGCCGAGGCGACCGGATCACCCTCGCCGGAACCCTCGCCCTCGACGCCTGGCAGGGCACCGACGGGCAACGCAGGGAAACCCTCACCCTCCGCCGAGCCAAGTTCCTCGGCATCGTCCCCCGCCCAGGAAACGCCCCTCAGGCTTCGCAGGAGCCGTTCTCAGCGACGAACAGGGCCGGAGGGTACCCCCGTGCTAACAGCGCCGGGAACGCCCCTCAGAACGCCGCACAGGCGTTGCCAGGCGAATGGGGACAACCCAGCCACAGCGGCTACGACCAGTCCAAAGCCCCGTTCTAAACAACTACAGGGACTCTAAGAGACAAACTTTTCCAACCCAAGCTAGGAGACCAGAATGACCACATCCACCTCGAAACCCACAGCTGAGCGCGACGAAGATGCCCGTAGCGTGGACGTGAGCGGCGACGAGTACACCGCAAGCGGCCCCTACGAGCGCGAGACCGTGATCACCACCAGCGACGGCGACGAACTTGTCACCATCGAAACCTGGCAGCGCGGCTACCTCGGCAAACTCCGCCGCGATACCCGCTTCACCGAAAAACCCGGCGGAACCGACGCCCACGGCATCTTCACCATCCCCCGCAACCGCTGGACCCCGACCAGTGGCGCGAAACGCTCCGTCAAACTCACCGAGGAGCAAAAAGCTCGGGCGGCAGAGCGACTGAAATCCGCACGAGCCAAACTCTCCACCTCCGACACTGACAACTAACCCAACCCGAAAGGAAAACTACAATGGAATACACGATGATCCTCCCCGACGAACCCGAAGGTCGCCTCTGGGACGGGCGCGGCCGCGAATGGGAGCTCTGGTTCGACGGCTTCTGGCGGCTAGTCGGCCCCGACGACATGTGCCCTACGCGGTGGAGAAACCTCCTCAAATCGGAAGGCACGCTCTACGACGCCCCGCCCCAGGAGTCCACGTGGAAGAACGTCGTCGCCAACCGCGCCTACTTCGCCGAGATCGACATCCTCGACGACGGGAACGACCCCCTCCGCGTCAAAGGGCTATTCACCTCCGTCGACGGGGAAAGCCTCACCTCCGCATCCGGGAAAATCTACAAACGAGGCGAAGCAATCGTCGTTTCCCTCCACGAGTACGGAAACAAAAAATACGAAGAGCTAGCCCGTCGCATCCTCAACATTCAAATCCCATCGCCGGGCTACGCCTGGACCTTCGACGATGTAAAAGAAGGCTTCGCGAACATCGCCGCGATTCAACGCGACCTGACACGCCGCTAACCACCACCAAAACGAAAGAAGGAACTGGGAAATGAAACTAGCGAACATCACGCTCGCGAACGGCGACGTCGCCACACCACTCCCCGAAGCGCGGTGCATCGCCTGCGATACCCGCAATTGCGTCACCGTCGACAAAATCATCTCCGACTTCCCCGACGCCGCCGTATCCGGACACGGAGCAATCCCAGCCCACAAGGAAACACTCATCCGCTGCCTCGACTGCGGCGAGGAAGAACCCCTCAGACTCCACATGAAAGGAACCGAGAAGTGAAAATCTCCGAGCTCATAAAAGCTCTCCAAGCACTGAAACGTAAGCACGGCGACCAACCCGTCTTCTACATAACCCATGATCAAGGAGGCGTAGTGCTAGAGGAAGTTTGGCCCGCCTCTATCGAAATGATCACCTCCCGCACGCGCATCGCTAAAGGCAAACACGGCGTGATCATCGGCGACGCCGGGATGCCCTGCTAACCGCACCCCCAAAGCGAAAGGAAAACCAAATGATCACAATTGACCAAGTGCGCGCCGAGCTCCGCCGTGCCGTCGAATACGGGGAAAGCCTACGCGCGATCAGCCCCGAGCACGATCGAGCCCTCGCATGCGCCAGGCGCACCCTCGAAATCGTCGACGAATACGAACAGCTCGTCCGCCGCCTACTCGATATCGACCTGCCCGCAACCGGGCCAGGCACCGTCTACGACTTCGTCGACGACGCAAGCGCAATCGAAGCCATAGCCGACCTACAGCGGGACTACCGGTGGAAACCGTAATCCCTCCCATATGGGACTGCCCAGCCTGCACCAAATGTGCAGGCTGCGGACAGCCCATCACACTCACATGGACCCAATCATGTATGGGACAATCAATCTACCATTACGACTGCTACCAAGCAGCAAAGAAAGGAAAACAACAATGAAATACCAAGTAAACCTCCCACAAGAACCCGACGGGCCACTATGGGACCAAGACGGAAGAAAATACGTCAGAACAGGCCCCAAAAAGACATCCGCCCCAAACGAATGCGGACTATGGGAACTAGCCGCCCCTAAAGGAGAAAAACCCTACTACACCTGGGCAGAACTCCTCGCAAAAGTCGAATACCTCCAAGACAATGTCCAAGCCATCGAAAACTGGCATAACGCCAAAACCGGCGGCTTCTATTGGGTCGAAGGGAAAGAAGGCGGATTCCTACGCGACGTGAAAGGCGTCGCCATCGCCACCAAAACCCAAACCCTCCGCGTCCCCTCCACTCATGACATCTTCGACGACGGCATACTCGGCGAAGACGACCAAGACAACTTCTACGAAGTAACTCCCATACTCGCCGTCCCCGCAGACTATCTCATCGAGTTATTCTCCACCGACGAAGAACCGACAATCGACCACCTCCAAGCCAAAATATTCGACTGGCTAGAAGACCACCCGCAAGTCCATTGGGAGGAACGCTCCAAGTGAAACTATCAACCTTGATCGACGCCTTACAAAAGGATCTCGACGAACGCGGAGACGTCACCGTCGCCGTCCAAAGCGAAGCCAACCCGAGAAGACTCGTCACCGAACGCTTAGACACCGTACCGGTGATCAACAAAAACACCGGGGAGAAGCGACTCACGATCGTATCCGACCCAGAATGGCGGATACCCGACGACGACAAGAAGGAGGAAAGCTAATGGACGCCTGGCTCATAGGCGGAGCAATAGTCGCCCTCCTCCTCGCCGCAGCAACCCACGACGAAACCAACGGGGACTCCTCCCCCTTCTTCATCTGGGCATACATCGTCTACGCGTGCGGAGTAGGGATCGTCTTCTGCGACACCCCAGACAAGGACGTGACCCGCGACTGCACCATACACAAGGAAATACGCGACACCGCCTACTGCGAAGGCGTCGTCTACGAGAAAGGAACCAAATGACAGCGCAAATACCAAACTTCGACATCGAAGAACCAGACGGCGAAGAAATGAAAGCCTTCGCTGACCGGATAGCAAAACACCGGAACCCAGGTTGCCAGGCCGCATCCTACGTCTTCCTAGTCGATGCCGAATGGCTCGACGCCGACGGCGAATCCTACAACGACCTCGTAGCAGCCAGAGGCGGCTCCGTATACGCATGCGAAGGACTCGCCCACGCCTACCTCCGCACCGCACGCGAGGACGAAGACTAAAGACCGGCATGATCCATCTCGTACCAGTCGGTGAAGCGCACCTGCACAGCAAACAAGAATGCAGGTGCGCCCCCACCATCACGCAACGCACCAACGATCGAGGCGACTATCCCGTCGCCCACCACCACCACCTGAAAGACCCACACACATGGAAAACCCCACACCAACCCGAGAACTCCTCCAACAAATCACCCAAATGGAACGAGCGCTCTCAGACGCCGTAGCATCCATCCTCGATTTGCACTCCGTGCCTATCGACGGCGCAGCACACGGAGGCGGCGGCAGCGACGGCACGCCCGACCCGGTAGGATCCATCGTCCACCAGGCAATTCAAACCCGAGGCATCCTCACACCGCTAGACGACCTCGCCTTCGAATGGGCCGTCACCAAAGGTGAGAAGCCGAAAGGCCCCGCATCCGTCTACCTCGCATCCCGCATCGACTGGGCCGAGAAACAATGGCCCGGCTATGACGTCGCCGAAGCCACAATCCGCGACGCACACGCCCGCCTCGCCAAGATCACCGGATGGTCCGCCGACGTCGGTGACCGCCACTGCCCCTACTGCAACCGCGCCCTGACCCGCCAGCCCGACGACGACGGGCTACCCGACGTGTGGACCTGCACCAGGTGCGACCGGGCCTGGCTCATCACCGCCGAACACGACGGACTGCTAGACACGCAGCGAGCCATGCTCGCCGAAGCCGACGCGTGGGTCAGCAAAACACAGGCCGCGCAGATCCTCGATATCACCCCACACCGCATAGCCGTATGGGTCAACAGGGGAAAGATCGATGTGCGAGGAGGGAAGATCAACCTGAAAGAATGCTCTGCACTCTTACGGAAAGACACACCCGCCGCAGCTTGACTAGCGGCGTCATAGTGTGAGACACTTTAACCGAACAACTGTACCCGCCAGGCGACCTCCACACCCGGCGGGTACAGTCATACCTAGACTCCGCAGTCGGGGACACACACCACATTCCCATAACCCGGTCCCCGGACTGCGGTACCCACCCACACCCCACGCCGGGGAAGAGGGGAGCCACACCACCCCATGAGCATGCGACGCTGCCCAGCAAGCAAATGCCCAAGACTAATCAACAACAACCAACGCTACTGCACACAACACCAGGCAGAGTACGAGGTACGGCGTGGCACACCCACACAGCGCGGCTACGATGCAAGACACAGAGCGCTAAGAAGACAATGGCAAGCGCGTTTGCAACAACACGGCAGCATGACATGCAACGTATGCAACCAGCCAATAACACCACAGCAAGCATGGGACCTAGACCACACCGACAGTAGGGGCGGGTACCTAGGGCCAGCACACGCCACATGCAACCGCTCAAAAGGCGGAACAAAAGGCGCAAAAACAAAAAATAAAAAATAAAAACAAACAAAACACACACAACAAACAAAAAAAACAAACACACACAACACGAAAAAACCCAGGGGGAGGCCCCCAAACCACACCAAGCCACACCGCCGGTGAGGTGAAAAAAGAGCGCGGAGGGTTCAAAAGGTTGTAGTTTCACATTCAATCGAGGAGGTGAGCAAGATGCCACGTGGCGGAGCGAGAAACCGGTCCGGCCCGCCGTTGGATCCGGCGTCGGAGCGTTCGGAGCGGCGGGGCATCAAGCTTGGTGTTCTTCCTCGTGAGGGCTACAAGGGCAAGGCTCCGAAGTTCCCTATCCCTGAGCCGAGGGATAGTGATGGGTTTGTGGTTGAGTCGCCTCTCTATGATCGGGCGGTTTCGCTGTGGAAGACGCATTGGAAGTCTCCTCAGGCTTGCGCTTGGGCTGGCGAGTCTTGGCGTCACACGATTATTGCTGAGATGTGCATGGTGGAGGCGACGGTGCACATGTCCCCGGCGTCGTCGGCGGCGCTTATCGGGCAGCTGCATCGTTTCCGTGATCAGCTGGGGTTGACCCCGGCTGGGATGCGGGAGAATGGGTGGACGATCGGCGACGTCGACGAGGATAAACGCGAGGTGAAGCGTGAGGAGGCTAGGCCTTCGACGTCTTCGCGTGCGCGGATGCGGTTGGTGAGCAATGGGTGAGCCGTCTTGGGTGGTGGATTTCCCGACGCTTGGCTTCCTCGCGGCCGATTGGATCGAGGCGCATTGCATTGTCGCGGACGGCTGGTCGATGGGCGAGCCGTTCGTGCACGACGGCTGGCAGCTGTGGTGCACGACGTCGTTTTACCGGGCGAAGAAGGGCGCGGTTTTCAATCCTCAGCGTCCGGCTGGCGCGTCGATGTTCCATTACCGGCGGGCGCTGGTGGTTGGGCCTCAGAAGGCCGGTAAGTCGCCTTGGGGGGCGTCTCTGGCGTGCTTTGAGGCGGTTGGCCCATGCGTTTTCGCTGGCTGGGCTTCGGGAGGCGAGGTTTACCGCTGCGTCGATCATGGATGCTCGTGCGGTTTCGAGTTCGTGTACGAGCCTGGGGATCCGATGGGGATTCCTCGTCCTATGAGCAATATACAGTTGCTTGCGACGTCGGAGGATCAGACGGATAACATTTACCGTCCGTTGCAGGAGATGGTTCGGCGCGGTCCGTTGCAGGAGCAGATGAAGGTCCGTGAGGGTTTCATTCGGCTTCCTAACAATGGGCGGATTGATCCGATCACTTCGGCTCCGAATTCGAAGCTTGGTAATCCTATTCATTTCGCGATTGCCGACGAGTCCGGTATTTACACGGGGAAGCTGAAGAAGGTTTGGGACACCATGCGGCGCGGTCTTGCGGGCATGGGTGGTCGCGGGCTGGAGATCACGAACCCGTGGGACCCGATGGATAATTCTTCGGCGCAGCAGACGTTTGCGTCTCGGTCGAAGGATATTTTCAGGTTCTATAGGAAGCCGCCGTCGAAGTGGAATTTTGACCACAAGGCGGACCGGCGGAAGATCCTCGAATACGTCTATGAGGGCTCGCCGTGGGTTGGGCTTGACGACGTGGAGGCGGAGTCGGCGGAGCTTTTGCAGAGCGATCCGGCTCAGGCGAAGCGGTTTTTCGGGAACATGCTAGTCCAGGGCTTGGGCGCTTTCATGCCTGAGGAGCTGTACGATCAGCGCACGGACGCCGAGCGGGAGCTTCCGCCGGAGGGCACCGAGATCTGCCTCGGCTTCGACGGGTCCCGGTCTGGGGACTGGACGGCGCTCCGTGCGGAGACGGCGGACGGATACCGTTTCACCATCCCGTACGGGCCGGACGATCGCCCGTCCTACTGGAATCCTGCGGAGTGGACGGACGGACGCATCCCTCGGGGCGAGGTGAACGCGTGCGTCGCCGACGTTTTCTCCCGCTATGACGTTCAGCGCATGTACGTTGATCCTCGGCATTGGGAGACTCAGTGCGACGCGTGGGCCGCCGACTACGGCGACGACGTGGTGGTCCAGTGGCCGACGAACCAGATCGGACGCATGTTCGACGCCCTCACTCGCTATTCGGAGGATATGCGGGAGGGTCTGACAACGCACGACGCCGATTCTCAGGCTAAGGAGCACGCGCTGCACGCGAGGAAGGTCGCCAAGCCCGGCGACAAATATATTCTTGGGAAGCCCGCCGATCATTTGAAAATAGACATCACCATGGCTGACGTTCTCGCTCATGAGGCGGCGTCGGACATGCGGGCTCTCGGCTGGGATCCGTCCGACACGGGCGGAATCGTCACGTTTTCTTGGTGAAAGGAGGGGCTTTGCCTGCTTTGAATGACGACGATCTGAAAAAGCTGAGGAAGGCTTTGGTTTTCCTCGCGGGGAAGTCCCCGGAGGATCGCAGCAACCGCCTCTACTACATGGGTAGGCAAGTTCTAACCCATATGGGGCTTGCCGTCCCGGCGGCGATGCGTCAGCTCGAGGTGGTGATCAACTGGCCGCGCGTGGTCGTCGACACGATCGAGGAGCGGCAGGACGTCAAGTCTATTCTTGTCCCGCAAGACGAGGGGGCGGCGGACACGCTGCGCCGCCTGTATGACGCGAACGACCTTGAATCTGAGCTTTCCTCGTGGAAACGCGACCGACTCATTTACGGGCGCGGATTCCTTTCCGTCGGAGCGAACGAGGAGGACCCGTCGACGCCGATCCTCCAAGTCGAATCTCCCACACAAATGTGCGTGAAGATCGACCGTCGCCACCGGCGCGTAGCCTACGCCGTGCGCCTCCTCAAGTCCGAGGAAACCGAGGAACCGGACATCGCGACCCTGTACACCCCGGACTATACGGTGATCGTTCGGAATCGCGGCGGAATCTGGACTGAGGAAGACCGCGACGACCACAAGCTCGGCGTCGTCCCTGTTTTCCCGTCTTTTAATCGCCGCATGACCGGCGAGTACGTCGGGCAAACGGAGATGGCAGACGTCATCCCGCTGACGGACGCCGCGCTGCGCACGATGACGAACCTTCAAGTAGCTGTGGAGGCTCTGGCTGTGCCTAAGCGTTGGATTTTCGGTATCAAGCAGGGCGACTTCGCTTCGCTTGACGGCTGGTTCAACTACCTTCAGCCGTTCCTCGCTCACGCGAACGCCAACGCGAAGGCAGGTCAGTTCGCCGCCGCCGATCTGAAGAATTTCCACTCGACTCTTGAGGCCTACGGGAAGCTGTGCGCTTCCGTGACCGGGTTCCCGGCCCGCTATTTCGGCATGACCACGGCGAATCCCCCGGCGGAAGGCGCGATCATCGCCGAGGAAGCGAAGCTCATCAAGCGGGTTGAGCGCGTCAACGCCGAAGCTGGGATCGCGCTTTCGGCGGCGCTGCGCTTCGCTGCGAAGCTCGCCGGGAAAGATATCCCGGCAGGTTTCGTGAACATTAAATGGCATGATCCGGCGACGCCGACGTACGCGCAGAAAGCCGACGCGGTGCAAAAGCTTTCCGGCGGCAAGCCGCTTCTTTCCCGTGAGGGGGCGTGGGACGAGCTCGGCTGGGACGACTCCCGCAAGGATCAGGAGCGCGAGTACTTCCGCGCCGAGGCTGAGGATCCCGCCCTCGATTCGATGATGGAGAAGCTAGCAAATGACGAGGATACCGGCGGCGACGTCGCGGATGTACCGGTCGATGCTGAGCGTGCAGACCGAGTTAATGAGGGCGTTTCGGGGCCTGTGGGGCGGCGTCGCCGCTAACAGGCTCGAATCGTCGTGGGACGCGGCGCTCGACGTCGCCGTCGCCCGTGCCGAGGAGGCTCAGGCGAAAGCCGCGCTGCTGGGGACGTCCTACGTCGCTGAATCGCTTGGCGAGCTTGGCGACTATGTGCCTCCGACGGCTTTCCCGACGGCCGCGCCGCTTGTCGGCGTCGCCCCGGACGGGCGGTCGCTGCGAGGGCTTCTCGAGACGCCCCGCTTCCATGCTGTGCGCGCTCTTGGGAACGGGCTGGGCGTGTCGGAAGCGCTCAACCGAGGCAGGAACTCGCTCGACGTGATCGCACGGACGCTCGTCGCCGATACGGCGCGTCAAGCCGCGTCGATCGACGTCGCCGCCCGCCGCACGGTCGGCTACGTCCGCATGCTCAACCCGCCGTCGTGCTCACGTTGCACGATCCTCGCTGGGCGTTTCTACCGCTGGAACGCAGGGTTTCTCAGGCACCCGAGATGCGATTGCGTGCACGTCCCGGCGACGGAGAAGAGTGCTCGCGGCGGACGGGCTGAAGGGCTCATTTCTGACCCGTACGAGTATTTCGACTCGCTCAGCGAGGCAGAGCAGGCCCGCCAGTTCGGGAAAAACTATGCTCAAGCTATTCGGGACGGCGCGGATATCTCTCAGGTGGTCAATTCGAAGCGTTGGCGGTCGGAGAACGGCATTTTCACGTCGGAGGGCATGGGGAAGCACGGGAACGCCCGTCGGCTTCTCAAGCCTGGACAGCGACGCCTGACGCCGGACGGGATCTACCGTCAGGCGCAGCGTTTCAATCTGTCCCGCGAGGAAACGCTCGGGCTGCTGCGCGAACACGGCTACGTTCTTCCCGGGGGCAGGGACCCTCTTGGTGCGATACGCGGGCAGCGTGAGGGCTTCGGAGCTCTTGGGCGCGGCGGATCTCGGAAGCGGGCGGCAGCTGCGGTGGAGGAAGCCCGCGCGCACGGCTGGCGTACCCCGTCGTCCGTGTACACGATGACCGCCGCCGAGCGGCGAGTGTTCGAGGCTATACGCGATTGGGAAGAAGTTCAGGCTGGGCTGAACCCCTATACGGAGGCGGCTATACAGCGACGGCAGGGCGTCCGCCCGTGGTCGGTAGACCGCCCTCTGAGGGATGTTGAACGCGTCCGCGCCGAGATCGAGTACCGCGCCGCCCTCGAGACGACGGGGGCTTCGTTCACTCCCGAAGGACGCTCGCTCGCGGGCGCAAGAAAAGCGTGGAACAAGGCTCTAAACGGGCGATAACGCCCACATTAAGCTTCCGCCTTAGCGCGATGCCAAGGACGGATCAACCCTAGCGATTAGGAGACTAAAGTCATGGACGGAAAGACCGAAGCCGCAGCAGCGGCGACGCCGGATGAAACTCTCGGCGAGGGCGGCAAGAAGGCCCTCAGCGCGGAGCGCGACGCCCGCAAAGCCGCAGAGAAGGCACTCGCGGACATGCGAGGCGAATTTGAGGCGTTCAAGGCCTCTATGAGCGAGCAAATATCAAAGCTCACGGAGGATCGCGACGCCTCAGCCCTGAAAGCCCTTCGGGGCGAGATCCTGCACGCGTCAGGAGTGCCTGACAGGCTCGCCGCCTACGTGCAGGGTAAGACCAAGGAAGAGCTGGAAGCCTCCGCGAAGCAAGTCCTCGCGGACTTCACGCCTCCCACACCGACGCCAAGCGGGCAGCAAGAGACGCCGCCCGCGCCGACGCCGCTCGGCATGCGCCCGGACATGACCCAAGGCAGCTCTTCGGACCTGCCGCTCAACGGCGACCCTCTCACTGAGGCGCTTACCGCCGCTCTCGGCATCACACAAACAAGCTAAGGAGAAAAACAATGGCGATCACCGCCGCAAAGAAGACCACGGATTTTAGTGGTTTTATCAAGCCGGAAATGGCAAAGCCCATTTTCGATCAGGCTATCAGGCAGTCTGCGATCATGCAGCTTGCCCAACAGGTCCCGCTCGGTGCGTCCGGCGTCGAGATCCCCGTGGTCACGACCAAGCCCACGGCGAACTGGACGGCTGAGGCGGGCAAGAAGCACACGACCCAGATGGATCTCGGGCTCGTCAAGATGCAGCCGAAGAAGCTCACCGCAATCGGCGTGACGTCGACGGAGGTCATTCGCGCTAATCCCGGAGGCTACTCGGAGAAGTTTCGTGAGCTTCTTTCCGAGGCTTTCGCCCGCGCGTTTGACTACGCGGCCGCGTTCAACGTCGGCGGCGACGGGACGGGCACCGGCCCCTTCGACCACTACCTCGAGGAGACGACGAAGAAGATCACGCTCGGCGCAGATCTTTACTCGGATTGCGTTTCCGCGATCGGTCTTCTCGTCAACGACAAGAAGAAGGCGCGCGGTTTCGCCTTCGACGACACGATGGAAGTCGACTTCCTGAACGCGAAGGACAAGGAAGGACGCCCGCTGTTCGCGAATCCGGTCTATGACGAGACCGTGACGAGCGTCCAGAAGGGACGCCTGCTCGGGCGCACGTCCTACATCGCTGAGGACTTCCGCCACGATAAGGTCGTCGGCTTTGTCGGCGACTGGTCGAAAGCGGCGTGGGGCGTCGTCGGCTCGGGCATCACCTTCGACGTCTCGACCGAGGCTACGGTCACGATCGGCAGCGAGCTTGTCTCCCTGTTCGAGAACAACCTTGTCGCGATCCGCGCCGAGGCAGAGTACGGGTGGGTCATGCAGTCCGCCGACCACTTCGCAAAGTTCGAGCGTGCATGATGGCGATCGTGAGGGAACCCGTAGAAACGGTTGATCTTATCTCGCCGTCCGGCTCGCTCGCGACCGTCGACGCACGCATCGCCGAACAGTACCTCACGTCGGGCTGGACGCCCGCCGCCGGGTACGGCGAAAAGTCCGAAACGTCTGAAACGTCGTCGGACAAGGATAAAAAGACCAAGTAGGAGGAGCCATGGCGCACGCAACCTTATATGACGTAACAGTCACTCTAGGGCGCGCGATTGAAGACGCCTTCGAGCAAGAGCAGATTAACGCCTGGCTCGCTGACGTCGAAATGTCCATCCGCGTGCGCCTTGGCAGCCTCGACGGGCTCGACGAGCAAGTTCTTCGATTCGTTGAGAAAGAGGCGGTAGCCCGCCGATTCCGCAACCCCGAGGGCAAGACTTCGGAGAGGATCGACGACTTCTACCAGACTCTCTCGAGCGAGGCGGCGAAAGCGTCCCTGTACATCACGGACGAGGAATGGGAGATGCTGCGCCCCCGAGGCGTCAGTATTTCCCCGGCCCCGCTCACTCCGCAGTGGTGGACGTCCGGCGGTCCGCTCACCGAGCCGGGCGCGACGATTGACGGCTTCGCATGATCCGCCGGACCGTGGAAAGCGGGCGTCGCGCCGCCGAGAAGATCATGACCGCGACCGTGGAGGTCAGGCGCTACACGGGGGAAACGACGATTGACCCGGACTCCCTGAAAGCTGTCCGTGCTCACTCCGTCGTCTACAAGGGCAAAGCGAAGATCGCCGCCTACGAGGCGTTCGAGTCGAAGCCGGATATCGCTGGTGCGGTAGTCACCGTAACCCGCCTCCGTGCCGACTTCCCGGTCGGCGCATTCAAGGCGCAGCCGGGCGACGAGATACACGTGATTGGCGACAAGATCGATCCTAACCTCGCCGGAAAGGTTGTGAGGATCGCCGTCCCGTCGCCGTACAAATCTCACGCGACGGCTTACCGCGTCGCCGTCGAGGAGGTAGCGCATGGTTGACGTCGATCTGACCGAGGTTCGCGAACTCGCCGTGGTCTTTTCTCGTGTGCCCGACCGGCTGAACGAGAAAATCCGCCCGGCTATCAAAAAAGCCGGAGTGAACATCAAAAACCAGCTGCGCGACGAAATGGCGCGTTCACGCCATTTTCGGGCCGCCCCGTCGATAAGCTTCGACGTGATCGACGGCGGGCTCGGCGTCGAAGTCGGTCCCCGCAAACAAGGCGCGGGCAACCTCGCGAACATCGCCTACTTCGGCGGCGTGCACGGCGGCGGCGCGACCGTGCCCGACCCGAAAGGCGCGCTCGAAACCGAGGCGCAGAATTTCGAGGATTGGGTAGGGAAAGCGATCGAAGGGCTTCTCAATGGATGAAATCATCGCAGCGCTTCGCACGCTCGGCTATAAGGTGTGGGACACGGATGCGACCGGCGCAGACCTTAAGCTCGATTCCCTCCCCTACCTGCTGGTGCTCGGCTCGTCCGGGGAAGCGTCCCGTGAACGAACCTACTGCGACCGGGACTCCGTCGACGAAATCACCGTCCGGCACGTGGGCGCTACACGGCAGCAAGTCGAAGCGCTCGCCGCACGGACAAGCCGAATCCTCGACCGCTCGCGCCTAACAGGAACCGGCTGGATCGTCGACGTAGTGCGCGCACACGTGCGCGCCGCCGCGCATGACCCGGAAGTCAAAATACCGGGGACCTCCCAGCACCCGATATTCCTCGATCACGTCTACCAGGCGTGGACTCAAAAGACTAGATAGGAGGCGCACGTGATACGCGTACGCAATAGCGCAGGGGATATTCAGTGGATCCCCGAGCACTGGCTCGATCATCCCGAGCTGAAGAAGGGCTTCACCCGTGAGGATGCGCCCGCCGAACCGACGTCCGGGCAGACCCCGGCGGCTCCCGCGTCGACGCCGTGGAGCGAACAGGAAAAGGAGGGCTGAAATGCCTAAAGCACTCGCCGACGGGCGGATTCTCCTTACGGCGCTGACCACGCCGCCGAAGGATATTAAGAACATCAAGCTTGAGGAGATTAAGGCGGGGAAAAAGATCTCTTGCCGCATCCTCAAGTCCGACTATCAGCTGGGCGCGTCCGGCTCGGACACGGTGGAGGAAACCGAGCTGTGCAAGATCGGCAAGGGGCAAGCTGCCGGTCTGACGACGTACGAGGGGCAGCTGACGATTTTCCGCTACCTCGACAATGCGGGCAAGGCCGTGCAAGACGAAGACTTCGCTTTCGAGCTTTTCAAGGCGAAGGGCACGGAGCTCGTGCTCGTCGAGCGTGAGGGTCCCGAGGAGTCGAAGGAATGGGCGGAGGGTGACGAGTACTCCGCCTACCTCGTTACGACTGACGCGATGCAGAAGCCGTCGGACCGCACGTCCGGCTATATCAAGCGGACGGTCCCCCTCAAGGTCTCGGACGCCGCAGAGGACCGCAAGATCGTGGCCTGACGGGCCGCTTCCGGGTGCGGGCGAGTTTTTGTGTGTTCCCTCGCCTGCACCCATTTTCCGCCAGGAACACACCACTTCACTTGAAAGGAACCACACATGATTGAAGACGAAATGAGCTTGGACGAGAAGACTCCCGCCGAGAAGGAATCGGATCTCGAAGAGCGCGCCCGAAGCTTTGACCTCGAAGCCTGGCTGAACGGGCTCTCGCGGCTCCGCCGGGCGGTCACGCTCTACAGCGACCTTGGCGCGAACGCCGAGCTCGACGTCCTACGCACGCGCGAGACGGAGCTTCGCGAGTCCGGCGCTTCCCGTGACGAGATCGAGGAAGTCGCCGCCCGCCGCCGCCAAGTCGCCAAGCGCATCACCGACAGCGCCGTCGACGTCGTGCTCGAAGGGCGCTCCGCCGAGTGGCTGAACGAGATGCAGCGCAAGGTCACGGCGGAAGGCAAAGAGCCTACGGCTGGGCTGCTGGAGATCATCGCCGCGCAGATTGTTCAGCCCGAGGGGATCACCGCCGACGTTCTCGCCGTGATCAATGAGAAGTCGCCTGGGCAGATGGCGAACCTCATGAACCAGTGGAAGCAGCTGCAAACGGAGAGTGGCGTCGAGCTCCCTTTATAGCGATCGCCCTCGAACTTCCACGCTGGGGGTGGGTGCGTACAATCGTGGAGACGGCGCGGGAGTGGAAGGTCCCGCCGACGACGATCTACGGCACCGGGAACGGCGAGTGGACGGAGACGGACCGTTCGCTCGCCCTCGCCTACACGATGTACGAGAGGGCGCTCTGTCCGTGCGGTTGCGGTTTCCCGCGCCGCATCGCGCAGAATGACAATATCGACGGCTGGATAGAGGCCGAGGAAACCGTGTGCTACGTGCGCAAAGCCCTCGATCAATGGTCGGACGAGCACGCGAAGGACAAAGAGCCCGGCGTTCTTGTCGGCCCGGTCGATACGAGGGACGAAAAGGACGTCGCCGAGGGGCGCGTTCCCGTCTAGGCTCCCGTGAGGATCCCGGCGGCTAGGACGCCGACGAAGCAGAGGAAGCCGATCAGCGCCGCTATTTTCCAGAAGAAAATACGGCGGGCGCGCACCTCGTACGCCATGTATGCGGTCTGTTCATCCATCTTCGCTAGAAGCTGGTCAAGTTTGTCGTTGGTGAGTTCCATGTGCGGAGCATACCACGGTTTGGGGGTGCCAAATTGGCCGATAGGTCCGTAAAGGTTGTTTTCAGGGGCGATTCCTCGAATCTTGTGAGCGCTACGAACTCCGCGAAAACGGCTATGGAGGGGCTGGGAAAGTCCAGCGGGGAAGCCGCGAAGAAGGCTTCCGAGCATCAGTCTCAGGCTGAGAAGAACGCTCTCGCGTGGAAGACGGCGGGGACTGCTGCCCTCGGCTTCGGCGCGGTCGGCGCTGCGGCTTTCGGCGGGATGATCAAAACCGCCGCCGATTTCGAGTCGAAAATGTCGTCCGTGCAGGCGGCGACGATGGCGTCTTCCGGTGAAATCGAGCAGCTTCGCGAGGCAGCTCTGAAAGCTGGCGCGGATACGGCGTTCTCGGCGTCGGAGGCGGCGCAGGGCATCGAAGAGCTCGCCAAGGCTGGCGTTTCGACGTCGGACATCCTTAACGGCGGACTGCGCGGAGCCCTCGATCTCGCGGCTTCCGGGAATATCTCGGTCGCCGAGGCCGCCGAGTCTGCGGCGTCGGCCATGACCCAATTCAAGCTCGAAGGGTCCTCCGTCCCGCACATTGCGGACCTCCTCGCCGCCGCCGCCGGTAAAGCCCAGGGCGGCGTGCACGAAATGTCGCAAGCCCTGAACCAGGCGGGCTTGATCGCATCCGGGGCCGGGCTTTCAATCGAAGAGACCGTCGGCACCCTGGCGGCTTTCGCGTCCGCCGGGCTTCTCGGCAGCGACGCGGGCACCTCTTTTAAGACGATGCTCCAAAAGTTGCAAAATCCGTCGAAGCAGTCGGCGCAGCTCATGAAAGAGCTTGGACTGCACCTGTACGATGCTTCGGGGAACATCGTCGGTATGGCGAACCTCGCCGGACAGTTGAAGGAAAAGCTTAGCGGGATGACGGCGGCGCAGCGCGACGCCGCGCTAGCCCAGCTGTTCGGCTCTGACGCCGTGCGCGCCGCCAACGTGCTCTACCAGCAGGGCGCGGAGGGCATCTCGAAGTGGACGAAGGAAGTCGACGAGTCGGGGTATGCGTCGAAGCAGGCGGGCATCCGCATGGGCAACCTCAAGGGCGCGTGGGAGGAATTCAAGGGATCCCTTGAAACGCTCGCGATCTCGCTTGGCGGTACGTTCCTTCCGATGCTCACGACAGCCGCGAAGGGGCTGACGTCGCTCGTCAACGCGTTCAACTCGCTTCCTGGCCCGGTCAAGACAACGATCGCCGCTATCGGCGGGTTGGTGACTGCGGGCGCGCTGGCGTTTGGGGCGTTCCAGAAGATCAAGACCGGCGCGTCACTTGTGAAGGCTGCTTTCGGGAAGATCGCCGAGGGAAACATCCCTCTCCTTTCGAAAGGCATCGCAGCGATCCGCGACAACGCCGGAACCGTTGGAGCGCACCTCGCGTCGCTCGCGCCGAAGGCTGGGCTCGCCCTTGGCGGGTTCACGGCGCTTGCTGGCGCGGCCGTCGGGCTCGGCAAGGCGCTTGCCGGGGTTGATCGCCATGTGGATTCGGTGGACAGGCTTCAGTCGAAGCTTGCGAACGTCGCCAAGAGCGGCGGCTCCTACTACAAGGCGCTCATCAAAGATATCGGCGATATCAACACGGAGCGTTTCGGCAATCTCGCGGAAACGTTCATGCGCGTAGCCCGCCCAAGCATCGGCGATAAGGTCTTCGGCAAGAACCTCTTCGACACCACCGGTTTCAAAGAGGTTTCGGCGCAGCTGGAGAATCTGGACAAGCAGTTGTCCAATCTCGCCGGGTCGAACGTCCGGCAAGCCACCGCGGCCTTCGCCGCAATGTACAAAGAGGCCGGTTCGACTTCTCAAGCGTTTAGCGACATGAAGGCAGTCATGCCGGATTACGTCGACAAAATGCACGCGCTGGCGAACGCTCAGGGCGTTACCGTCAATTCCTCGAATGAGCTACAGCTCCTCACGGGGCAGCTGAACGATCAGCTCGAGGGGACGTCGGCGGCAACGGGGAAAGCAGCCGACGGGCAGAAGCAGGCCGCCGGGGCGATGAACGAAGCGAAGGACGCGGCGCAGTCCGCCGCCGACGCCTGTAAATCGTACCTGGACGTCATGCAGAAGTTCGGCGATATCAACATCAGCGCCGATCAGGCAGCGTTGAAATACGCGGAGACGCTGGCGAAAACCGGCGACGTCTTGCAGCAGAACTCTTACAAGCACGCTGACGCCGCGACTCAAGCCCTCATGCAGAAAGCCGCGCTCGGTGAGCTCGCCCAGTCTGGAAACAAGGTTATTGAGACCATGTATAACCAGGCGCAAGCGAACGGAACGCTTGGAAGCGTTTCGCAGCAGCTCGGGCAGAAAGCAATCCAGCTAGCCAACAATTTCCTTGATCAGGCAGGGAAGATGGGCATAACCGGCGATGCCGCGATCGCCCTCGCCGCCGACTACGGCGTGATCCCGCGTGACGTCCGCACAAGGGCGGACTTCGACAAGTGGAAAGCTGAGACGAACGCGAAGGGCTACACGGCGACTATCGAGGGGATCCCCTCGAAGAAGAACACGACGCTTTCGGCGACTCCGCTTCTTGACGGGATCAGCAGGTTCATGGGAAGTCTCGCATCGATCCCGAAGCAGGTGACGACGTACGTGAAAGCGACCGTCGGCAAAGTCCTTGGCTTCGCTGAGGGCGGCTACACGGGGCCGGGAGGAAAATACCAGCCCGCTGGAGTTGTGCACGCCGGGGAGTACGTTTTCTCCCAGCGTGCGGTGAAACGGCTGGGCGTCCCCTACCTGAACTCTCTGCACCAGCAGGCGCGGGGGTACGCCGACGGCGGCCCGGTTGTCGCCGCTTCGTCGATCCGCGCGCCTAGCGTGAGCGTCGCCGCGCCGAACCTCGCCGGGCTGACCATCGCCGGAAGCCTCGACCTTGGCGGGGTGCTTGTCCCCATCATCGACGGGCGTATCGAAGCGAATGACCGGCGGCGTGCGCGGATAGGAAGGGCTGGAAATTGAGCGTCTTGTCAGTGGAAAGCACGCGGACTGGCGTGCGCATCAGCGTCAACTACTACGGGAGTTGGGTGCTCACGCGCGACGGGCAGCGTGTGCGCGGAGGGTCGGGAGATACGCCAGCAGTGTTTTCCGACCCGATGTGCCCAATTGGGAAATGGTGCACGTATAAGCTTGAAACGGATTATGCGTCCGAAGAGGCTTATACGCGCCGAGACGCCTTCGAGCACGTCATTTCCTCGCTGGACGGTCTCACCGTCGCCTATTTCAAATGGTTAGGCGACGGTGAAATGACCCTCGAACCGCGAGCGCATGCGACGACGGTTCCGGGTCGGGCGCGTCCGGTTTTGCGTCTTCAGCCGACGGCTGGCGATGGTGTGATGGCGTTGACGGCGCGTACGTCGCCGTTGGGGACGTCGACGTTGCGGACGCTTTTCAAGTCGAATGAGCCGCTGCTGATTTTCCACAATCTTGCTCGGTGTGAGGTGCCGAATTGCGATATTCCGCCGGTTGAGGTGTTTTTCCCTGAGGGCTCGTCGATTAAGTCTCGGCGGACTGGGCATCTTGATACGGCGGTTCGGGATTGGGATCTTGAGCTGCGGCTTGTCGATATCGGGGATTGGGATTCGCGGATCGGCGTCGGGACGTGGACCGAGCTCGAAAACCTCTCGTACACGTGGGGCTTCGTCGAGGACTTGAAGCAGCCGTGGACGCAATTCGAGGAAGGCAAGTGGAATGGGTAACCCTAAGGTCGCCGGTGCTTTGGCGACTACTGCGAAGTGGTCCTGCACGATCGCGGCATGGTACGGCGGTAAATATAACGGGGTTGTTCCGGCGTCGTCGGGGAGGGTGACGTGGTCGACGTCGCGGGATGTCCCGGGGACGATCTCGATTGAGGTTCCGGTGAAGGACCAGTCGGGGAAGGTGTGGGATCCGGGGACGGATCCTTTGCATCCGCTTGCCCGGTATGGGCAGGAGTTGACGGTCGATATTGCTGTGAAGGATCCGGTTTCGGGTGTGGAGGAGCAGTTTTCGGCGGGCCGCTACATGTTGACGGACTGGTCGGTTGACGGGGCGGTCGTCACCATTAGCGGGGAGTCGATGATGCGGCGGATCTCGGAAGACCGGTTCCTGTATCCGGCGTCGACGCGCCCGGACTCCTCGGTGCATGTGGAGGTCGGGAGGCTTGTCTCGGTCGGGGTTCCGTATCTGATTGACTCAGCTTTGAAAAATCGGCGCACGCCGTCGATGTCGTGGGACGAGTCGCGGATCGATTCGATGAAAGAGCTTGCTCAGGCGTGGCCCGCCAGGCTTCGTGAGACGCGGGACGGGGTTGTCGCTTTCCTCGCGCCGCTGCCTGAGGTTCCCAAGCCGGAGCTTTATTTCACGGACGGCGAGGGCGGCACGGTTGTGCGAGCTCCGTACGAGGACAAGCGCGAGGGCGTCTACAACATCGTGGTTGCGCGCGGGCAGGAGAACGGGGAAGACGGGAAGCCGTCTTTCCAGGCGGCGGCGTCGCAGGATACCGGGCCGATGCGTGCCTCTGGCCCGTACGGGCGGGTGCCCAAGTTTTTCTCGTCGAAGCTCATCACGAACTACGAGGAAGCGTTCTATACGGCGCGGACGATGCTCGCGTCGTCGATGCGCCGCGCGGCCGTGCGGAAGGTGACATGCGCACCGGATCCGCGCCTGTGGATTGATACGCCGGTCTCTATCAAGGCGGGCGGGGTTGAGAACTGGGGGTACGTCTCTGGATTCGAGCTCCCGCTTTTCGCTGACGATGACATGACCGTGGAAGTGGAGGTGGCGGAATAATGGATCAGCTCGCTATGATCCGGGAGGCGTCGACGGGGGCGTTGCTGCCGCAACCGGCGGGTGACCGGTCGGCGACGGCGACGGCGGTTCTTGTGAGGACCGGCCCAGGTTCGCTTTCCCTGTGGGTATCCCTCTACGGCGGCGATCCCGTTCTGCTGCCGTGCCAACCGGCCTCATATGTGGGGATCTCGACGGTGACGGTCCTCGTGCAAGCCGGGCGTCCCGTGCACGTGCTCGGCCCAGCAGGCGCGCCGAAGATCGACGATTCCCTGCTGGCGGCGAAGAGGGACGCGATAGACAAGCCGATAGAACAGCTGCGATCAATTTCCGGTGCGCTTGTGCGTCCCGTGTGGTCGGGGACGTACCGGTCTGACCGGCGTGCGTGGGACGCGTGGAACACATCGTTTTTCGGGGGGCGCGGCGACGTCTACCAGGGCGTGCAAGGCGGCGTTCAGCTCACCGGCTGTGCGGTCTACGGCACCGGCGTTACCTCGCTGAATGCAGAGTCGATCCAGCGCATGACGCTCTCGATCACGCCGAACGGGTCCGAGAAGGGCGCGTCTGCCGTGCTGAGCGTGCAAGCCGTCCGCGACGGCGACGCCCCGTCCGGCATGCCGAATATCTACGGGAACGCTTATTCCACACCGGCGGTAGCCGCCGGGACGACGACCTACTGGGAGCTCCCAGAAGCTCTCAAGGAAGACTTGAGGACCGGGCAAGCGCGAGGGATTGCCTTCTCTGGGCCTCAACGGCAGGGCGTGTACGGAACGTCCCGCCCAGACGGGCTTTCCCTCACCATCGATTACACCACTAAAAGATAGGCTGAAATGGGTATTTACCTGAAAGACTCGGCGATCAACGCCGAGGCAGGGCAGACCGTCTCGAGGCAGTCGGTGCGCCGTCTCATACAGGCGTCGGACGCGATCACGGCGGCGACGTCGGAGACCGCGCAGAATCGGCTTCTCTCGGAGGCGCGTTCCGCTGGGGTTCCGGTCTCGGCGTCGTCCCCGTTCTACGTGTACCGGACAGATCGCGGAGAGCTGTGGGCGCACGACGGCAGCTCGTGGAATCCGCTCACGCCGGGCCTCGTCGATCAGCGAAGCTTGCCTTTCACGCACCAGTGGACGGTCTCTGGCATTTTCATGAAAAGGATTGGTGGAATCGTCTTCTGCGAGGGCGTGCTGAAAAACGGCGGGACAATCCCCGCCGGGCAGTCCTCGAACATTGGCGTCGTCCCCAACGGGTGGATCCCCGCCTCGATCATTTACGGCGGGTCCTACGCCACGCCGATCACCCGGTTTGTCAACGGAGGGACGCCGCCGTTCCGGGCGGATTCCACCATGTGGATACAGACGTCGAACGGGAATATCAATATCCAGACGCAAGACGTCGCCTCCGAGATCCGCATCTCCGCGCACTGGATGATCTAAGGAGACAAAATGAGTTTCTGGCTTGGTTGGGCGGTGCATAAGCCGCTCAAAATCAATTTCACCCCAAGGAATCGTTCTCGGACGGACGGGATTATTCTTCACGTCGCCGCGAGTGAGGCGGCTTCGCTGCACGGCTGGTTTTCGAATCTGAAGGCGGCGGCGTCCTCGCACCTGTACGTGCGCAGGGACGGCACGGTCGAGCAGTACGTCGACCTTGATCAGATCTCGTGGGCGTCGGTGCGCGGGGATCTCCGCTGTATCTCGGTGGAGACGCAGGGCGGCGCGACGGGCAGGTGGACTGAGCAGCAGGTCTCGGCGCTTGCCCGGATTGTGCGGGAGACGTCGGCGCGGTACGGCTATCCGCTGCGGACTATGGGTTCGTCGGCGGCGTCGGAGCGTGGCGTGGGGTGGCATGCGCTTGGTGTGCCCGCGTCGCGGTCGCAGAGGTCTGCTGGCGTTTCGCAGACGGGCGGTGAGCTGTGGTCTGGCGCGCCGGGGAAGGTTTGCCCGGGGGCTGAGCGTGTTCCTCAGATCCCGGGGATTGTGGAGCTCGCGCGGGGCGGGCTTCAGGAAGGAGAAGACGAATTGAATAGCGAGCAGGCGCGGCAGCTTCAGATCGCGGCTTCGGCGGCTGGGAAGCTTGATTACGCCCTCGATAATATTATTTTGCCGCTGTTGACGACGTTCAACGCCGCCAGGGTCGGCAACGAGAACACTCTGAACGCAATCCGTGAAGAGCTCAAAAACGCCAATCAGCTTTTAGCCGAGCTGGCGAAGAACGTCGGGGAGCTGATCAAGCATGCCGCGTGACCCGGCGGCGGCGATCGCGTGGGCTAAGGCGTGGAAGGGGTCTACGGCTTGGAGCGGGCGGTGTGAGTCTTTCGTCAGGCAGGCGCTCGACCTTGACAGTATCTACCCGTCGGCGAAGGTCGCGTGGGAAGCCGCTGGTGACAAGCATCCGGGGGATTTCTACCCGCCAGCCGGGGTGCCGGTGTTTTGGGCGCTGACGGGCAAGAACGCCAAGTATGGGCACGTAGCCCTTTCTCTTGGCGGCGGGATGGCGATCTCCTCGTCTGACGAACGAGGGCATCCGTTTGTCTCGGAAATTTCGATTCCTGAGTTCACGGATGAGACGGCACCGTTCCTTGGCTGGGCCGGTTTCTATCATGACGTTCAGCTGGATTACACGCGGGGGAATTCCTCGGTCGCGTCTGAGGGTGGAGAGGAGGTGGAGGAGTTGACTCCAGAGCAGGCAAAGCAACTGGTTCAGCTGGTGGAGCAGTCGAACCTTACGCTGCAATCTCTTGGCGACGTTGCGCAGCGCGCGTACGCCCTCGAGCAGAAGGTCAATCATATCGAACAAGTGGTCGATCATACGCTGACCGCCCTCGGGCAGACCGCACAGAACGCGTGGGGTGCGAATGAGCATGCCCGCGATGCCGTTCAGGCGCTTAACAACAAGTAAAAGAAAGGTAATCACTACCAATGACTATTGATCAATTCACGGTGCCCGCTTTGGCGGGCGTCGTCGCCCCGTTCATTATCGCGGTCCTGAACCGCGTGGGCTGGTCCGCGAAGGCTAAGACCGCCGTCGCCGGGATCTTCTATGCCGTCGTCACGGCAGGAGTTCTTTTCGCCCAGTCCTACCCCGCCAAGTGGCAGGCGGTCGCTGGCGTGCTCCTGACGGTGGCGATCGCCGGGCAAACCGCGTTCTCGGCGCTGAAGCCTTCCGGCATCCTTGACGGGATCGAGCGGGCGGTTAACCCTGGCAAGCGTCCGGGAGATATCGAGCCGCGCACGCTGGGCGAGTGAGGCGACGCCGGGTGAGTCTCATGGAAAAACTGCTGGCGAATCCCGAGTTTATCGGCGGTATGGTCTCGCTTTTTTCTGGGATTGTGCTTTGGGGCGGGTTGCTGGTCCGCCGGGGACTCGCCCGGCTTCAAGCCTCGCATGAGGAGACGAAGGCGGACGTGGCCAGGGCGGCTACGGCCGCCGAGTCTGCCGCCGTCCAGGTGAACAACACGCACGCGACGAACTTGCGCGATGATCTTGACCGAGTGATTGCCGGGCTGGAAAGAGTGCAGTTCTCGATCGATGAATCGGACGCAAAAGATACCCAATGGCGTGAGGATCATGCGAAAAAGCATGACGAGGAACGGCGCGACCGCGCGGATCGCGACACGCGGAACGAGACCCAGATCGACATGCTGCGCCGCGACGTTCAACAGCTCACGGAGCAGTCCGCGCGGGAGCATGAGCTCCTGCACCAGCGGATCAACCGCATAAAAGAAAAAGGCGGGCTGGACTAGCCCGCGAGCGCCTGCTAGACTGAGGAGTGCACCAGATGGTGTTTTAGCTCCCGGCGTGGCGGTGCGTGCTGTGCCGGGTTTATGCGACGGGACTAGGACCTGAACTCCTAGTGCGTTGACTGCGAGGGGGAGCCGAAAGGCTCCCCCTCTGCTTTCGTTTAGCGGTGGTTTTTCAGCCACTCGCTCGGAGACATCATCCCCTGCCCGCCGCTTCTCAGGCGGCCAGCTCCCGCTGCCTGAGTGATCCCCGTGACGTGCGAGCACGCCACTTGGGTAAGTCCAGGGTGCATTGCGCAAAGCCACCGCACCAGCATGGGCCAGTGCTTCGGCTTCGCGCCACGCAACGCCTCCACAACGTCGTCCGTGAAAACGTCGACGTACTTCTCAGGGATCACGCCCAGCAGATCCCTTTCCCTTGCACGGCTTCTGCGATGGGCCTCTGCGGCGCAGACTCGGCACTGGACTACCCCGGTTGTTCGGATCCTCCGCCCGTACTCCCTCAGGGAATGCCCACGGGAGCATACGGCGTCTGCGGCGACGTCTTCCAGCTCATACGGAACGCGGGTTTCCGACATGTGCGACGGGTTCACGCATGCGGGATTCCCGCACGCGACGGGGAAAAGGCGGGGCGGGGCGTTTCTGCCGGTCACCGCCTCATAGACAAGTTTTCTAACGCTCCTGTATCCCTTTTCCGGGATGAGAACTCGCGGGGACGAATCGTACGCGACTTCCCCGTACCAGGGCCAGCACGCCGTCTCTGCGGCGCGGGCCTCGTAGTTTCTGTAGTCCATCTCAGATCCTATCCTCGGCGGCTTCGAGAACGTCGTCGAAGTCCGCTCCAGAGTAGAACATGTCAACAAGTTCGCCGACAACCTCGAAGAATTCCTCGTCGTCGTCGATGACTTCGGCGGTCTCGGGGAGGATCAGCACCTCGCCAAAGCTGGCGTCCACGGGGCGGTCGGGGGACTTGGGTCCCTCGATCTTGACGAGGACCGGGGATCCGGCGTCGATGCCGGATGTGGCGACGTAGGCGGCGAGTTCAGCGAGCGTCCGACATCCGCTGACGCCCCGGCGGACTTCCTCGTCCGCGCCGCCCATGGGGTAGGAGTACTGGTTGTCGGCGACGGTGAGGTCGGCGACTTCGCGGTTCTTGTCTTGGATCCTGTAGGCGATCATTTCGATCTTCCTTTCCGTCTTGCTGGGACCTTCCCTTGCTGACACTATTAGTCTACAGGCTTGCAGTGCATGCTGCAAGCCTGTAGGTGTGGAGTGTGTCACTTATAATCGTGGAGGCGGGCATACCCGGCCTCCACAGAGATCCCAGACGCCCGAGAGCAGTCAGCGATCGACACGCCCCGATGCCGGTCCACCAGCCGCCGCACGAGCGCCGACCACTCCGCCGGGCAATCGACGACGCCGCGCAGCTCGGCGACGTCGTTCTCCGAGATCCCCTCCTCGCTTCGGAGCCCGGCCACCCATTTGCCGATGGTGAGCCGGTGGACGCCGGTCGCCTCCGCTATCTCCGTCGCTGTCCTCCCGCTCTGCCACGCACGCTGCACGCGCAGCGCGAGCCTGGCTTTGGCGTCGTCGGCGGCTTTCTGGGCATCCTTGTAGGTCGCGGCGGCGTCCGCGAGCGCAGCATCGCTCATTTAATATTCTCCTTCCATTCGGCCCGGACGTTGACGCCGTGCAGCGCTAGCCCGGTCATGATCGCGGCGACGACGGCGGAGTGCTCATAAAGCGTCTCGCCGCCGCCTTCGTCCGCAGCGTGTGCTTCGGGAGTGCGGTAGGCGTGGATGGTCACGCCATCGCACGCTTCCTCGCCCTCTTCGAAGAGAAGTTCGAGCGTCCCGTCAATCCCGGACATTACCCGGTCGACGAACCGCCGCCACCATTTGGTGACAGACTCGGCGGCGTCGTCGGGGACGGGGACGCGCCCAGACTCCCAATCGTTGAGCGTGTCCTTCGACACGCCGAGCCGAGCGGCGACGTGGCCTTTCGGGATGCCCATCGCCCGCCGCCGGAACGCCAGCGTGGCACCAGTCATTTTGATTCCTTTCTGTAGTGCGGGGGATCCCTAGGGCTCCCCCGCTTCCTTCGTTTTAGTGTTTGAGGGCGGCGAGCTCGCGCTTCCTGGCCCGCTCGGATTGCCCCGAGCAGAGCTCCCAGTAGGTGGCGATGACGTTCCGTACGCCGTGCCTCCGTTCGAGCTGCCCACGGGCGCGTCCGAGGATCAGAAGATCCCCGCCGTCGCCCATGTCAATGTAGGTGCCAGTGTGCCCCTCCCATATAGCGTGGGAGTAGTTGGTGCCGGTAGCCTGTATCTGCCCGTCTTCGCCGACGACACATACGCGGGTTTTCGCGTACTCATCCCCGGCTTGCCGCTCCGAAAAGCGGGCCTCAGCCCATTCGGTGAGCGGCCCTTCGAGGCCGGGGCGGCCGCCGTGCGCCCTCCACCAAGCCTCGACTTTCTCAGACACGTAGCTCATGGTGTTTTCCTTTCTGCCCCCGCCCTTTCGAGCGGGGGCTTTCTGTCTCTCAGAATTCGATCTCGATCTGGGGGCCGCACTCCTCGCACCGCCCGCTCTTGGGCAGCGGAAGTCCGCAGAAGTGGCAGTATTTCCTCTGCGGGGCGCGGCGGGGAGCGCCAGAGACATCCGAGAACTTGTTGGCGATTTCCATCGCCTCCTCTTCGGTGGCGACTACCCATCCTTCTTGGATGGTGAATTCGTATTTCCCGCACTTTTCGGGTTCGACGGTGTGGCGGCGAACTCGGAATCCTTCGCCTTCCTTGGTGATTGTGGCGTAGCCGTAGTTGTTCTTTTGGATCCTGAGGGTGGTTTCCAGGTTGTCGGTGATCATTTTGATCGGTTTCCTTTCTGTCTTGCTGGGAGGCTTTCTCCCTTGCTGACACTATTAGTCTACAGGCGTGATGTGCGTACGTCAAACCTTTGCGACAAAAAGTGGTGCACGTCACGCCGTTACGAAAAGCCCCAGCACTACCCCCACACTACCGCCAGCGCAATCGCGTACCGATTCGAGTCGGTTTGGCTAAAAGAGTGGCTAAAAACGGCCACTTTCGCACCCATAGAAAGAGCCAAAACGTTCGAGACGCAAACCGCGAGCGCGCGCAAAATTCGATGGGGTAGAAGAAAGAACTCGCTCACCATCCTAGCGACATCGGGTTGATAACGCCATACGATAGACTGGAACCGCGCAAATCCGCAGAATACCGCCAAAAGATGACGCTTTTGGCATTGCGAAAAGCCGTGGTGGTACGCTGGGAACACGCCCACAATGGCTAAAAGAATGGCTAAAAGAAAGGACCACGGGAATGGCTCGCCCCAAATACCAGCTGCCCCACGGCGAGGGCAGCTTCTACCACCGCACAAGCGACGACCGATGGGTCGGCGTCCTCGAAGCCGGATGGACGGCGCGCGGCACCCGCCGCCGCATCACCGTCACCGACAAAAACAAACAGCGCTGCTGGGACAAACTCACCGTCCGCCGCAAACAGCTCGCGAAGGAAGGCGCAGCGCCCGACGGCGTGCGCGCCGGAGCCACCGTCGCCTCATGGGCAACCGAATGGCTCAACCGCGGCGAGAAATCCATGAAACCGTCCACGTACAAAGCGTACGCGGCTACCGTGCGCACCTGGATCATCCCGACGGTCGGACGCCGCCGCCTCGCCCAGCTCGGCCCGCAGGACATGCGCGCCCTCACCGGCGCGATGGACGCCGCCGGACGCTCGTCGACGTCGCAGGGGCAGGCGCAGCGGCTCCTCGCGAAAATACTCCGCGACGCCATCGTGGAGGGACACGACGTGCCCCAGCGGGCGCTCCTCGCCCCCGCCCCGAAAAACGCCGTCACCGACCGGCAGGCGATACCGTTCGAGGACGCGATGCGGATCCTCGAGGTTGTGCGCGCCCGCCCGGACGCCTCCCGATGGGTCGCCGCCCTGTTGCAGGGGCAGCGGCAGGGCGAAACGCTCGGCCTCACATGGGAGTGCGTAGACCTTGACGCCGGGACAATCACGGTCGCCTGGCAGCTGCAAAAGCTCAAGTACGCGGACCGGGAGGCGGGCGAGTTCCGCATCCCGGCGGGCTATGAGACTCGGCGGCTCCACGGCGCGTGGCATCTCGTCCGCCCCAAATCCCGGTCGGGCTGGCGGACGACGCCGATCGTTCCGTGGATGCGCGCCCAGCTTGAGGCGATCCGCCCGGCGGACGCTTCCGGGCTCGTGTGGCACCGGCCCGACAGCCGCCCGCTCATCCCAGAGGAGGATCGACGCGAGTGGAGGGCTATCCAGGACGCCGCCGGAGTCCACAAGGGCGGCAGCGGCACTCCTGAGGATCCCTACGTCTACTACGTGCTCCACGAAGCCCGGCACACGACGGCGACGCTTCTCCTCGCGGCGCACGTGGACCCGGAGGTGATCAAAGCGATTCTCGGGCACTCCTCGATCGTGACCACCGCCGGATATCAGCACGTCGACGTCGGCATGGCCCGGTCCGCGCTTGACGGGCTGGCGTCCCGGCTCGGCCTCCAATAGAAAAGAACCCCCTCCCGATATGGGAGGGGGCTTTTTCTACTTGAGCGAGTTCACACATTGCCTCGCCCATTGTCTACCGCCCGGGTAGACTTCCATGCGGACGCCCGGCGGGAAAAACCGGGACGATTTGATCTTGGTCGCGTGGACGCCCGCCGCGAGGTCGTCGGCGTCGATGTGGAGCTCCTGGTCGCCGCGCCGCCAGATGTGCGGCGCGAGGTCCGCGTCGACGTCGAGCCCCTGCCGGTCGATTTCCGACTCAATGAATTCGACGAGCGACTTGTATGGCGCGTAATCGTCGCGCCAGCCGTTCAGGTAGGCGGCGGCCTCTTCGGCGCGTTCCTCGTCGGTTTTCGACGACGGCTTCCCGTCGCCGAACTCCCACACAAGCTTGTCCGCGCCGTCGTCCCAGATGTTGACGTACCGGGACGCGACCCAGACTTGGTAGAGCCCAACATGCTCGGCGATTTGCGCCCCGGGCACGGCGTCGCGAATCTC